TAGACTTGTCCGTAGAACGCGACATACAAAGAATTGTATGCCGTTACAAACACGAGGGGTTATCGTTTTTAACTTTAACCCTTCCGAAACTTTGCGATGCTCTCGAGAGAGGCATCGAAAGTGGAACGTTCACATGTCCAAGCGAATTCGCTAAACATGGAAGTCTCCCCCGATTTCTCGGAGGTTTCTTCAAACGTGTGTTTGATAAAGATGGTAGGCTACAAAAAGAAATATGCCCTTATACCATTCTTGGTATTCGGCAAGTTTGCACCTTCTTTAAGAAGGTAGAACTTGATTGCACTGGCAGTAGAGAAGCTGCCGCAGCTCAGCATTTTCTGGATGTAGAAGGCGAACTCCGCCGTGTGACCCCTCAAATTGAGAGAAAGGACTTAGTCCTTGAGCAAGTATCAAGAGTTCTTTGGGCTCAGGTATTTCCTGAGCTTGATTACACTCGTCTTGTTTGTCGCCACGGCCCTGGTTTCACTGCGGATGCTTTTCGTTCAAATGAACGATTTGAAATCCGAAAGTGGAACGAGAGAAGTGAGTACTCCTTCCCAAGCGATCTCCACTGCTTCTCCAATTACGGACAAGCAGCAGATTATGCCCAAGGAGGAGCCAATTGTGAAAGAGGTCCCGAATTTCTACCGCTACGCTCAGAAGAGGGCGTAAGAGTAGCATTCGTTCCTAAAACACAGAAGGCGCCACGCGTTATTGCTATAGAGCCTTCACACGTGATGTACATGCAACAGTCCGTAAAGGACTACATGTATAAGACGTTGGAGGAGCATAGCCTGACTCGCAATTCAATCCGATTTACGGATCAAAGTGTGAATCAGAAACGCGCTTACACTAGCAGTAAAGATAGACGAGCCGCTACGCTGGACCTGAAAGATGCTTCAGACCGGGTGCATTTGCATCTAGTTCAACGCATCTTTAAGACCTCAGGCCTTCTCCATTATTTGGAGGATGCGCGTTCTTTACATGCTACGTTACCTGACGACCGCAACGTTGTTTTGACAAAATATGCTTCCCAAGGGTCAGCTTTATGCTTTCCCGTAGAAGCTTGTGTGTTTTACACACTTGTCTTAGCAGCAATGCATATTGTCGACAGTGTACGTCCGAGTTCTCAATCGATCAAAAAGTATTCTCGATCGATTGATATCTACGGGGACGATATAATTGTTCCCACGGATTACGCGGAAACGGTCGTGCGTTACCTCGAGAGCTATGCTCTCAAAGTTAATGTCAACAAGAGTTTTTGGAATTCACTATTCCGAGAGTCTTGTGGTGCGGATTACTATAATGGCGTTTCGGTTAGACCCGTTTACGCCAGAAGAGTTCCACCAGACAGCGCACGAAACTGGCTACCAGAGGATGTTATGAGCTGGAATGCAAAAGCCGATGAGTTTTACCTCAGAGGTCAATGGCATATAGCTCAGAAGATCCGTAATCTAGTACGCTCCGTTGTTCGTCATACCATACCCAGGTCCAGAATTCCTGGACCAGGTCTATACCACTTAAGTTTGATGTTCACTACAAATCTGCATTGGAATGCGGAGTTGCAGTGCTTCAAACAGAAGCGGCTGCAATACTATCCACTAAAAAGAAAGGACAGTATCGATGGAAATGAACGAGCATGCCTACTCAAATGGGGCACAACTCAACACATGCGTGACAGGAAAGGTTTCCAAACGTCTGACATGGAGTATTCTCGATATTCACCCTTTGGAAGAAATTCCATTGGAGGACTTCGTGAAGATGCCATGGCCAGACAAGGAACCGTTCCAAACAATCACGAGTGTGAGAGAGAAGGGCTCGATAGGAGTGACAATAAGATCCTTCTTGAGGGTCTATCGGAGTTACCTGAAGTTCTGCAATGGGGTAGGATTAATTCCTATCTCGAAGCTGGACTATTGGGCGACTCTAGAGATGATTCTCGAAGAGGAAGCTTATCCGGAGAGTGGACTC